GCCATTTGCCGAACAGGTCGCCTATTTCCGGGGCAAGCTTGGCAACCTGGTGCCCACCGCGCGCTGGGACGATATGGCAAAAGCGGATCATGACCTCGGCTACATGGTTGCCGGGGCGGCCAAGATGGACATGTTGACTGATTTTGCCGCGGCCACCGACCGGGCCATAAGCGAGGGCACCAGCCTGGAGGCCTTCCGCAAGGACTTCATGCACATTGTCGAGAAGCACGGCTGGGCAGGGTTCACCGGCGACGAGTCCCCGGCCAGGCGGGCCTGGCGGACCAGGATGATCTACACCACCAACTGCACTACCAGCTACAACGCCGGCCGCAATGCGCAACTGGAGGCGGCCGGGTTTCCGCTGCTGGTCTACCGGCACAACGACGCGGTGGACCATCCCCGGCCCCAGCACCTGGCATGGAACGGGCTGACCCTGCCCAAGGATCATCCTTTCTGGCAGACGCACAAGCCCCAGAACGGCTGGGGCTGCCGCTGCTACATCCTCGGGGCGAGGAGCGAGCGAGGGGCGAAGAGACTGGGCGGCGAGCCGGGCAAGGAACCGCCGGAAGGCTGGGACGCCATCGACCCGAAGACCGGCGAGCAGGTCGGAATCGGCAAGGGCTGGGGCTACGCGCCCGGGGAGAGCATCAAAAAGGAGATCAGCCGCCTGGCCGAAAAGACCCAGCAGTGGGACTACACCCTGGCCAAAGCCTACATGCAGGGCGTGCCGGAGCGGCAGCGCGATGCCCTGGCCAGGGCATACCGGGAGCTGCCCTCAGTGGCCGACGATGTCCGCCGTTACGCCCAGCGGATCATCGAGGGGCGGACCCATCTGGACATCCCGCCCTACCGGACCATGGGACTGTTGACCTCGGCGGATGCGGCGACGGCCGGCGGGCTCAAGGGCATTGAGGTTGCCGGATTCGATTATGCCCTGGACGCTTCGGCCGTCGGTCACATCAAGGACCGCCATGGCGATGCGACGGAGGGCTTGCGCGGCCAGCGGCCCGTAACCGCGAGTGATTACAGCCGACTGCCGGCAATCCTCAATGATCCGGACAGCGTCGATGACGGCGGGGTGTCGGATGTTGGCCGGCCGGTGGTGCGTTACAGCAAGGAGATCGGAGGGGAAACATACGTCGCGGCGTTTGAGGTACGGCCTGGCCGCAAGATGCTGGCGTTGCAGAGCCTATGGATCAGAAAATGAAAGACCCCGCGCGCGACCCCAGCCTAACGTCCGAAACATTTCGTGGTATGAGCACGACGGCTGATGCCCGCTACGGGGATACATAAATAATAGCCATGATCATCATAAAAATCAATGACCGTGAAGTGGTCGCAGCCCTGGGCAAACTGGCGGGCCGCTGTTCCGACATGCGGCCGGCCATGGATGATATCGGCGAGTATATGATCGAGTCGATCAAAAAGCGGTTCGCTACCGGTACCGCCCCCGACGGATCCAAGTGGGCGCCGAACAAGACGTCCACCATCAGGGAGTACTTCCGCAAAAAGGGCGGAGGCACGGTGCTGCGCAAGGGCGAGCGGATGAAGGTTACCGGCGGCGAGCTGCTGGGCAGCAGCAAGAAGGTGATGATCGGCGAGTCGAAACGGCTCGGCACCGAGGTTGCCTCCAGGCCGGAGAGCCATAGGGTGGAGATCAGCTCCAGCCCGATCTACTCGGCAACCCAGCACTTCGGCGCGAAGCGGGGATCATTCGGCCGCACCAAGCGCGGCGCGCCCATCCCCTGGGGGGACATCCCGGCCCGTCCTTACATGGACCTTTCCGAAGAGGACAAGGCAGCGGTGCTCGACATTATCCAGGAGCACCTGGAGCTGACAAATTGAGGGACGAAGGAGAAAAGGCCAAAAACGGCCCAAATTTGCAAAAACAGGGTCAGGGGATACCAGACTACCGGCGGAGGGTCAAACGTCGAATACAGAGAATTTTAAACATGGTTTAAACGCGGTTACGCATTGCGGAGCCAAATGAAAAAAGCGAGGGGCAAAAAATGGCGCGAAACGAGTTTAAGGGATTTGGCGACTGGGTGGAGATTTTTCGCGGCGGCAAGCAGGTCGATTCCAAGGGCCGTGAGCATGACGGCGACGCGATGATCGATCGGGCAGTGGCCAGCTTTGACGCGGGCAAGCATGAGCCGCCCCTGGTGCTTGGCCACCCGGCGGACAACGGACCGGCCTTCGGCTGGGTCGAGGAACTGAAGGCCGCGACCCGGGACGGGGCGAAGGTGCTCCTGGCGAAGTTCCGCCAGGTGGCTCCCGAATTCGAGGAGCAGGTGCGCGCCGGCCGCTGGAAGAAACGGTCCGCGGCCTTTTACCGCGACGGCCGCCTGCGGCATGTCGGGTTCCTCGGCGGGACGCCGCCGGCCGTCCAGGGGCTCGCCGACCTGCGCTTCGACGAGGGAGAAGCCGATACGTTCGAGTTCGCCGACCCCTGGAGCTGGGGCGTCATCGGCAGATTGTTCGGCCAGCTCCGGGAGTGGATCATTGCCAAGGAAGGGATCGAGGCGGCGGACCGCCTGCTGCCCGCGTGGGATATCGACCAGTTGAAAAAAGAGGCAGAGCGCCCCGGGGAAGAGGCCTCGGTGGTGGCATATGCCGAACCAGCACAGGAGGGCATCATGCCGAAGACAATTGAAGAGTTGCAACAGGAGCTTGCCGCGGAAAAGGCGGCGCGCCAGGAGGCGGAGGCCCGGGCCGCCAGCGCGGAGGCGAGTTTTTCCGAGCAGCAGCAGGCGGCCCGGCGCCGGGAGGTGGACGCCTTTATCGACCAGGGCGTTGCCGCCGGCACAATCCTGCCGGTCTGGAAGACGCAGGGGCTGGGCGAGTTCATGCTGGCCCTGGACGGAGAGGCGGCCACCTTCGAATTCAGCGAGGGCAAAAAAGAGAGCAAGTCGGAATGGTTCAAGGGCTTTCTCGCCTCCTTTGCCAGCCACCCCCTGTTCAAGGAGATGGCGCCCAAGGCAGCGCCGGCGGCTGACGCCCAGTTCAGCGAAGATGAAAAAACTGCCCACGAGATCGCGGGCGTAGCCATGGAGGAAAAATAATGACCACGGAAACGACTCTCACCATGCCCGCGTACCTGGCCTCGGATACCTACGGCCCGGTACTCATCAAGAAAACCATCGGCAACGCCGCCGACCTGGTGGTGGGCACCATCCTTGGCCGGATCACCGCCACCGGCAAGCTGGTGGCCTATGATGCCGGCAACGTGGACGGCAGCGAGAACCCGGTGGCCGTGCTCATGGAAGCGGCTGCCGCGGCCGCCGCCGATGTCGAGGCAATCTGCGGCTTTGCCGGGGTCTATGTCGAGGCCAACATGACCGGGCTCGATGCCGCCGGCAAGCTGGCGCTGGAGGCTCGGGGCGTCTACTTCGTTTAATTGATGCGGTTCGCGTGGCTCACCGCATCCTACGGGATGCTGGTTATGGGCTGCGGGCTGAGGGAGGCCGCTGCCCGGCTGACAAACAATGATCAACATCTCTCTTATTGGAGGACATCATGCCTGAAGTATTTTCACCCCGAGCGCTGACCATGGCGGTCAACCTCATGCGCACCGCCCCCACCAAGGTCCTGGATAAGGTTTTCGCCAGGAAAAAGCGCCAGCTCAACGACATCTTCGAATGGGACGTCAAGACGTCCAGCGAACACCTGCTGGAGAACATCTCGGTTTCGGCCGAGGCGACGGTGCGCGGCGGCATCGGCAGGAAGAACATCACATGCCGCGCTCCCCGCTACGCGGAAAAGGAATTCATCCCCGCCGCGGACTTGAACAACATGCGGGCTTTCGGCGACGCTGTCGCGCCTGAGCTGCTCAAGGAGCGGGTCGGCGACGAGCAGTTTGACATGAAGCAGACCATTGACCTGACCCGCGAGTTTCAGGCGGTCAAGGCGTTGAGCGGCCAGGTGGTGGACAAGAACGGGGTGGTCCTGGTGGACTACAACCTGCCGGCGGCCCACAAGCCGGTGCTCGCTGCTACGGCCCTGTGGACCGATGCCGCCTCGGACCCGATCGCGAACATCCGCGCCTGGAAGAAGCTGATCGGCCAGGCCGGGCCGGTCACCGGCTTTGCCGCGTTCTGCGGCACCGGGGCCATGGACGCGCTGATCAACAACGGCAACGCCCGGGAGCTGCTCAAGTACACCATGGGCGACCAGATCGCCAAGGAAGGGCGGGTCGCCCACCTGGCCGGGGTGGACATCGATGAGTATGACGGCTCCTACCTCGACAGCTCCGGCGCCCGTCACGACCTGATCCCCTCCGGGGTGTTCGCCCTGGTCGGCTTTGGGCCTGATGTGGCGGCGGAGCTGTTCGCGCCGGTCATCGACCTCAAGGCGCCCGGCGGCGTCGGCAAGGGCAAGGAGGCGGACATCTTTTTTTCCAAGATGTGGGAGAGCGAAGACCCCTCCGGCCAGTGGGTCAAGGTGGAGTCGCGGCCGCTGCCGGTTTTCTTCCGGCCGCTGTGCGTGGTCTATGCGACGGTCATCTGATCGGCAACCTGAACCACTGGGCGGCGGGCAGCCGCCGCCCAGGCATGAGGAGAGCGCAATGAAAGTAACGGTATTACCAGGGCGAGTGATCGATACCGGCAAGGCGGTCCACAAGCCGGGAGACACATTGGATGTCTCCGATTCAGACGGCAAGCGGCTGATTGCGCTTGGCGCCTGCGCGGAAGTTAAGGCGGCCGCGGCGGCAAAGGCCAATGAAGGCAAGGGTAAAAAATGAGCTACGCCACCATCAGCGACCTGCGGCAATGGATCGATGAGGCGACCCTGATCCAGCTGACCGATGATGACGACGCGGGCTCGACCAACGAGGCCGTGGTTGCCGCGGTCCTGGAGTCTGCATCGGTTGAGATCGACGGCTATGTCGGCGGCAGGTACAGCCTGCCGTTTGCCACGCCGCCGGCGATCCTTGCCAAGTTGTGCGTCGATATCGCCGGCTGGCTGCTCTATGTCCGCCGCGATGCCGGAGCGCCCGATCACTGGCAGAAGCGCTACGACAACGCGATCGCGTTTTTGACCAAGGTCTCCACCGGTGCGCTCAAACTCGGCGCCGGTGATCCGCAGGGTACCGGGAGCGGTGGCGTCGTGACGGTGACCGCGCCCGACGCGGAATTCTCCAGCGACAAACTGGTGACCTACTGATGCAGGCGCTGCTGCTCGCCGTCAAGGCCGCCCTGCAGTCCGGATTGGCTCAGGTCCGCGCCGGGGACGTGTTCATCACTCCGGACCTGGGCTTTGTCCCGGCGGGGGTAAAGGCGCAGCTCGCCGTCGGCATCAAGGACGGCACGGTGGTCTACAAGGAGAAGACCTGCGGCGTGGTCGAGCGGACCATGCCGGTTCACCTGCGGGCGTTTGTCCGCCTGCAGAAGTCGGGCGAGGCGTCGGTCATCGGCGACGCCGCTACCGGCAGCTTCGGGGTCCTGGCGGCCGGTGAAGCGGTCAAAGCCCTGCTCAAGGACAACTTGCTCGGCATCGCCGGCATGCAGGCGGCCCTGCCGGATCAGCGCGAGCCGGAGTCCACGCTGTTCGTCGGCGACGGCGGCGTGGCCTGGCAGACCAAGGATATCACCATCAACTACATTTGGGAGGGTTGACAATGTACATGCTTAAAAAGGGGCAGCCGGCCATCGAGATCGTTGACGGCCCCATGGCCGGGCGGAAGTTTTTGCCGGGCGTCGAGTACGCCGAGGTGCCGCCGCAGGAGAAACACCGGTTCAGCGAAATCAAGAAGGCCGCGCCGAAAAGGCCGGCGGTACCGGCGGCGAGTGAGGCCGCCAAGGAGAGCGCGAAATGAACAACCTCAGAGCCAATCTGAACCTGCTGGCGGTATCGGCCAACGCCAAGGAAACGGCGATCAACACCGCCCAGACCATGGACACCACCCTGCTCTGCGGGGTGGATGACTACATCAACCTGGAGCCTCGGCGGGAGAACAACGCCTCGGAGATGAACGGCAGGGAAGAGCCGGACACCATCTATGACCTGGGCTCCCTCGCCGGCGTAACTCTGAATTTCGGCAAGCTGCAGCCGCAGCACGCCGCGTTTCTGTTGGCCTTCGGTCTGGGCAGCGTGGCCACCGCGGCCGCCGGCGCCGGCTACCTGCACACGATCACCCCGATTGCCGGGGACCTGGACGAGGCCCGGAGCAATCCCAGCTTTACCGCGGCGCAGCGGCTGGGCAATGCCGTTGCCAAGCGGCGATTCTGCTCCGGCTTCGTGGACACGGTCAGCATCACCTTCAGCGAAGATGACTGGGTCAAGGGCTCAGGAACGATCAAGTTCACCGGCAAGCATGACTCCACCATCGTCGAAGAAACGGTGTCGGCGCTGAACAACGCCACCGGGCTCGTGTTGGCCGCCAATGCGGTGCAGGGGGCAACAGCCGAAGAGCGGCTGGCCAATGTCCATGTCGTGCGGGCGTCGGCGTCCGGAGGACAGTACGAGTTCCCTGTCGTGTCCGCGGTATCGGCGGCGACCCCGGCGGTGATTACCATCGCCGCCCTGGGCGGCAACGGCCTGTCCAACATCGACTACAAGATCATCTATGTGCCGACAGAACCGGCATGGGCGACCTTTCCGGCCCGGGTCACCGAGACGCCGCTGCGGGTATCGCAGGCATGCCTCTATGTCGGCGGCGCCTGGGACGGCTCGGCGTTTGTCGGCGGCAAGGCCCTTGGCCCGACGCTGAAGTCCTTTGAGTACAGCCTGCAGAACAATCAGCAGGTAGGGTTTACGATGTGCGCCGGCGGGGCCTACGGCGGCAGGGGGTTGCGCGGCAACCGCAACCAGACCATCAGGTTGACCAGGGAGCTGCGGGATTTCCTCCTGCAAAACTACATCACCCAGAATGAGACTTTTGGCCTGTACGTGCTCTGCGAGGGCGCGGAGTTCGACACCGGCCATAAGTACACCCTGGAGATGATCTTCCCCTTGGTGGGGATCCTCAACTCGCCGATCTCCACCAACAACGGCCGGGTGGCCGAGGCCGGAGATCTGCAGGTGCTGGAGGATGCGACATACGGTTCGGTCATCGCCCGGGTAAAGAATATGGTGAGCGCGTACGCGGCTTAACTGAGAGGTTCACGGGTTTACGGTTTTTTTATCGTGCCGGCCTGGGGGCCGGATGAACCGCAAACCGTGTGTAGCGCCGTAGGATGCGGTGAGCCTGCGAATCGCATCGATCGTGATTGATGCGGTTCGTCCCTCACCACATCCTACGGAATCAATCCATCAAAAATGAAGAGGAAATACCATGCCCCGCAATACATCAACCACCGGGAACAACGAACTGAAGATCCGCGACAATGTCTACGACTCGGACATTGTCCTGTTTTATCGGACACCAACCACGAAAGAGCGGCAGGAGTACCAGAACATGGCCCTGCAGCGCAAGGGCAAGCAGATCAAGTTCAACCAGGCCGAGGCCCGTCTGGTCGCCGGCCTGAAGATCCTCACCGGCTTCCGCGAGGGGGACTTTGTCCGGGACGTCATGGGCCAGTCGGTGCCCTACTCCGCAGACCCGAACTCGCCCCATTACCTTGAGGGGTGGAAGGCGGAGGTGGAGGCCGGGGCCAGCGACCTGGTCATGCTCATGGCCGCCCACGTCTTTGACGCATCCGCCGAGATCGTGGATCCGGAGGACATCGAGGGAAACTGACCAGAGACCTGGCCGCCCTGCGGAAAGGTCTCTGCAACGACGAAGAGGAGGAGAGGTGCAGGGAGGAAAACGGCGATAATCTGACATGGGCCTGCGAGAATTGCCCGAAGCAGACCGCCGATGACCTGCACCCCTACACGATTAAGATGATCAATCTGTACCAGCTGCAGCAGGCCGGTTACCCATTCGCGGCCGACGACCTGACCCTGGAGGAATGGACCGATCTCGGCCGAATCAGGTCGGCCCTGGAACAGCAGCAGAGATGCCCGTTGATGGGCAGAAACTAACGAAGTCCCTCACCCGGCCCGCGGCCACCCTCTCCCAAAGGGCGAGGGATTTATTCCTCTCTCTCCCGCTGGGAGAGGGTCGGGGCGAGGGACAACATAACCAGAGAGCGCAACCCGAGTGAATTCCGCCACCCTGAAAATAGCCGTCGAGGTTGACGATAAGGGGTCGATCAAGCTGAAGCAGCTCGGCGACACAGTGCAGGAATCCGGTCGCAAGGGCGAGGATGGCGCCAAGCGCATGGGCCGCTCCCTGGGCGCGATCGATGGCCTTGCCGGTAAGGCGGTAGGGGCGCTCAAGGGCGTGGCGGTGGCCGGGGCGGCTATTGGCGGAGCAGCAGTGGTTGGCGGGCTTTACATGCTGGCCGGCGCGCTGCGCGAATCGGTACAGCTCGCCTCGGACATGGAGGAGGCGCAGTCCAAGTTCGATACGGTATTCGGCGAGCTGTCCGGTCAGGCAGAGCAGTGGGCCGCTACCCTCAAGGATTCGTATCACATGTCCAGCCTGGAGGCAAAAAAGTACCTGGCGGCCATGCAGGACCTGCTGGTGCCGATGGGCATGAACAGCGAAGCGGCGGCGGCCATGTCCTTCGAGGTAGTCAAGCTCTCGGCGGATTTGGGCAGCTTCAATAATCTGCCCACGGCACAGGTGATGGATGATATTCAGTCCGCCCTGGTCGGCAACTACGAAACCATGAAAAAATACGGGGTCGTGGTCAACGCCGCCAACGTCGAGGAAAAGGCCCTGGCCATGGGCCTGGCCGCAACCAAGGACGCCATCACCGCCGCCGACAAGGCCCAGGCCGCCTATACCCTGATTGTCGAGGGCTCGACCTTCGCCCTGGGCGACTCGATCCGCACCGCCGGCTCGTTTGCCAACCAGATGAAGGACCTGTCCTCCAACCTCACCGAACTGAAGATCGCCGCCGGCGAGGCTTTACTGCCGGTGATCAATAAGCTGGTGACTGGCATCAACGATTGGGTAACAGCCAATGAAGACCTGATTAAGAGCGAACTGAAGGAATGGGTTGAAAAATTGATCCCGCTTATCGAAGGTCTTGCCAAAGCCGCCCTGTGGGTAATTGATGAGATCGTTAAGCTTGCCAACACCCATCAAATCCTGATGGCGGTCAAGGACGGACACCTTGAGCTTTGGGAGGCGGCCAAAATGGGGCCGCAGGAAGCGGCCGACTGGCTGCGCAAATACCACGAAGAAGAGGGCAGATTCGACAAAAACGCGCTGGTCGAAAAAATAGAGCTCCACAAGTCGATGCTGGGGACAATGAATCTGTCCAGCGAGGCCAGGGAGTTTTACACCAAGCTGCTGCGCGAGGAGCAGGCGGAATATGACTTGATGACCGGCGGCCTGGACAACCTCACCGCCGGCCTTGAGTCCTACTACACGGCAACCGGAGAGGCCACGACCGCAACCGGGCAGTCCGGCGAGGCCCACGGAAAGACCTCCAAGGAGATAGAAAAGCACGCCAACGAACTGCAAAAACTGCTCGACAAGTATCTGCCCCTCAAAAAGGAGGCGGAGGAAGTCGCCGCAGCGGAGAAAGGGCTGAAAGAGCTGCTGGATGCCAAGAAGATCACCGCCGAGGAATATGCCCTCGCCCTGGAGAACGTCCGCAAGTCCACCACCCAGTACAAGGAAGACGAAAAGGCCCTGGCCGAGGCGATCAAGAAGACTGAAGAGCGGGTCAAGGAAAAGCAGGAGGCCGAGGAAGGGGCGGTCAAGGCCGCTGCCGAGTTGTCTAAGGCCTACATGGACAGCTTCTTCGGCGGGGTGGTGGCCGCGGCAATGGATGCCGAGGATGCCATGCGGACCATGGCTGATGTCGGCCATGAGGCCTTCAACATGCTCAGCGACACCTTCTCTGACACCTTTGTCGCGGTGATGAAAGGTGAGTTCGAGGATATTGGAGACCTGTGGGAAAGCCTTCTTGACAGCATGCTGGACATGTTCATCCGATTTATTGCTGACCTCATTGCTCAGTGGGTGATGTCTGGGGTCATCGGGATGCTTACTGGTAACGGGCTTGGTGGAATCTCTCTGAACATGAACGGATCCGGTGGTGGTTTCAACCTCGGTTCCGCGGCGTCCATGGCTTCGTCTGCCTATTCGATGTACACCGGTAATTCATTGGGTGGTGCTGCGGCATACGCAGCCTATTCATACCTTTACCCACAGACAACAGTAGCGCCGTATGGTTATGGGGCATCCCAATATTTAGGTCAATCCGCGGTGGCCCAGCAAACAGCTCAGCAAACATCCACTGCGATGGCTTCGCAGACTCCGACTACATCTTCTACTATGTCAGCGGCAGCCCCGTATATGGCGAGTGCTGCTTTTGTTGCAGCCCTCGCCTGGTCATTTTACTCTTTTCAAAAGGGTAAGATGGAGCCAACCCCGGCTGATATGTATAATCAAATGGGGCTCCGTCCGGAGAATTTCGCCCACCTGATTGGTCAAGAGTTCCAGAGGACAGTTGTCCCGGTTTTTGGAGAGGTTACTGCCAAATGGGATCAGGCATCCAATAGTATGGTGATGCTGGCAGACCAAGAGAAATACAAAGCCCAACTAGAGCGAGATGTAGATAGAGACATTTATTCTGAGCGCGGCATTAAAATCATGACTTGGGATGCATCGAGCCCTACTTGGAGAGTTCAGGTAGAGTCAATGGTGGAGGCGGCCCTCCGGGGTAGCGGTTTCGGTCAGCTGGGGATCACCCCAAGAACTATGGAAGAGTTCGCCGCGGCGCTGGAACGGATGAATGTTGCGCTCGACCCATCTACAATCAAGGGTATTTGGGAGTGGGGGCAGGCTACTCAGACTTCAATAGAGAAGGTAAAGCTGGCGTTCGAGGATCTTAGTTTAGGTGGAGCGCAGATGGTTCGGGCGATGGAGTTGCTTGAACGAGCGGCTACCTCAGCTTCGGCGTCTACTGAGGAACTTGAGAAATACCTGAGAGATCTCGGGTACACCCAAGAGCAGGTTTCTACAGCTCTACAGGAGTTTTCCGGGTCTGAAATTTCCAGAATGCGGGTCATGGGTGAAGCTGCGATGTCGCCTTTGATGGAGGCAGCCAGAGCGATGGGCTTGGTGTTTGACGACCTCGAAGGGTCTACGATGTCCAGTGTCCGTTCTGTGGATCGTTTTGGTAATGTGATCGAACACCTTCCTGGAAATGCCGCGGCTGACAGTGTCGAGTTGTTAAACGAGACAATGGGAGAACTGCCAGGGTACTTTGCTGACGCGGCTTCAGCGGTCAATACGTTCAGCGGGTCCTTGACTGGGCTCCACGAGATAGCAACAGGGACCGCGACAATGACTGGAAATACCCCTGTTGCCATGGCCATGAATGGTGGGCCGATCGGTTATCTGTCTGGTGGAATACTCCGTGGCGGATCAGGTACGCGGGATGATCTGTATCTTGGGCATGTGAATGGGAGAGCACAAATTGCCCAAGGGGGTGAATATATCATCAATAAGGATTCCACGAGAAAACACTGGGCTGCTTTGGATATAATCAATGCGGATCGATATGCTACTGGTGGTCCAGTTGCCGAGGACATCTTTCAATTCGTCAGATCCTTGATTACCGGGAATCTCCCTTCTCCTGATGATGGAATCAAGGGTGTTGGGAACCTCCCGTCGACAACAAGGTCCTCAAGAACGGCTGATGATTTAAAGAAGCTCCAAGAGATTATGGCCGACGTGGCCGAGTCCATGATGTTGATGGAGGCCACTGATCTTGAGAAAGCATTCTATGAATCAGATAAGAAGTTCAAGGAGATGGCAGAAGAAGCCAGGAAGCTGGGGGCCTCTGAAGCGGACCTGATCGAGATCGAGAAGCTTCGCTTGGCGACAAACGCCGAGATCATGGCAGAGCACAAAAAGGCTCAAGCTTCTTTTATGCAGGACATCAACGATCAGATCTCAGCGTTCAGCATGTCTGATATGGAACTGGCGATCAGAGATACTGTCAGAGCCATGGAAGAGGCTATTGAGAAGGCCAAGGAACTGGGCTTGAGTGAGGCTGAGATTGCGAAAATTCGTGAGCTGCAGGCCCTGCGGGCTGCTGATATTATTGAACAGCAGCGTAGAGCCCAGTCTGATTTCATGCAGGACATCAACGATCAGATCTCAGCGTTCAGCATGTCTGATATGGAAAAAGCCCTTCTTGATAATCGCCGAGCCATGGAAGAGGCTCTCAAACAGGCTGAGGAGCTGGGCCTTGGTGAGAGTGATTTGGCTAGAGTCCGAGAGCTGTACGGGAAGAGGGCACAGGAAATCATGAACCAGGGTCTGGCTGAGGCGATAACTTCGATGGAGAGCTTCAAGACATCCCTTGCTGGCGCCTCCGGGGAGTCTTTGAAATCAGCGGCGGCACAGCAGGATCTGTTTGATATTCTGTCCCAAGCCCGTGCAGGGGATTTCTCCGGGGTTGAGAAGATTGGAGACGTGTTGCGGGACATCTCCATCAACAAGGACAGCTACGCCACGGCCGCCGATTATGCCCGCGACTACTGGCGGACCATGTCTGCTGTCTCCGAGCTGGAGCAGATCACCACCGCGCAGGTGCAGCCTCCTGGTTTTGCGGACGGCGGCGAGTTTGGCGGCGGCTGGCGCCTGGTCGGAGAGCAGGGGCCGGAGCTGGAGTACACCGGACCGAGCAGGATCTACAGCAACGAGCAGTCCAGGGAGCTGGTGGACCTCTCCGAGGTGGTCGCCGAGATCCGCGAGCTGCGCCAGGATCTGGCCGCCACCGGCTATCAGGGGATCAAAAATAGCTCAAAAACGTCCCGGATATTAGAGAGGTGGGACGCCATAGGCCTGCCACCGGAGAGGGCAGCAGCATGAAGATAATCAAGCCGATCGCAGTGACCGACGACACGCTGGTTTCGTGCAGCGTCGCGGAAAACGATTATCCGGTCTGGGAGAGTGGAACCACATATGCCGCCGGGCAGAAGGTGATTATGACCACCGGCGTGCACTCGATCTTCGAGTCGGTGGCCGGCGGCAATGTTGGGAACGACCCCTCCACCACCACCGGGTTCTGGATCGACCTCGGTCCGACCAACCGCTGGGCCATGTTCGACCAGGCGGTCGGCACCGTGACCGAGGATGCGCTTGAAATCGTAACAGTGATCGAGCTGGCCGACGCCGACGGGGTTGACGCCCTCGCCCTGCTCGATCTGTCCGGAGAGACGGCGCTGATCGAGCTGATCGACGCGGCGGACGCTGTGCTTTACAGCGAGGAACGGCCCCTGATCGATTACGACGACGCGGCGCCAGGGTGGTACAGTTACTTTTTCGGTGAGCAGGCGCCGGTCGCGAACCTGGTGCTGCTGGGCCTGCCCTTCTACTATTCGGCCCGCCTGCGGGTGACCATTTCGGCAGCCGCCGGCAACGTGTCAATCGGCACACTGGCGTTCGGTCGCGCCGTGGAGATCGGCATCACCGAGTGGGCCCCGGAGATCGGCATTACCGATTACTCCACCAAAGAGACGGACGTATTCGGTGTGAAAAGGGTTGTTGAGCGTCGCTATGCATCCTGGATGAGGTGCGATTTAAAGATCCCGCACCGGGATCTGCGGGCGATGTTCAGGCTGCTGGCTGCGATCAGGGCCACGCCGGTGGTGTGGATCGGATCTGAGGATCAGCTGTTCGACGTCACCATCGTCTACGGATTTTACAGGGGCTTTAATAACATTTTGAAAAACACTCGGTATTCCTTCTGCAGCCTGGAGATCGAGGGACTCACGTAAAGGAGAAACAACATGCCTATCACCCCGTTGCCGGCAGCGCCGAACAAGAGCACTGATACCAAATATCAATTTGACACCAAGGCCGACGCCTTTGTCTCCGCCCTGGGCGGTTTCGTCACCGAGGCGAACGAACTGGAGGTCAATGTTAATGGCAAAGAGGCAGATGCCGCCGCATCGGCTGCAGCGGCATTGGCTTCAGAGGGCGCCGCCGCGGCCAGCGCGGCCAGCGCAATCGCCGCTCCAGGGACCAGCGCCACCAGCGGCACCAGCCTGAGCGTTGGCACCGGCACCAAGGATCTGGTCATCGAGGCCGGGAAGGACCTGGTGGTCGGCATGAAGGTGATCATCGCCAGCACCGCCGCGCCGACCACCTACATGTATGGCACGGTCGTCGCATACACGCCTGCTACCGGTGCATTGCAGGTCAGTGTCGAACAGTCCTCCGGAAGCGGCACGATCGCCGCATGGACGGTGTCGTTGACCGGGCCGCGGTCGCTGGCCCTGGGCGATGGACAATCATGGGTCGCACTCTACGGTGACCGTGCCCCGGGGGTGACGTACACCAACGGCACGGGCCGGGCGATCATGGTGGCCGTGACTCTATATACATATTCTGAGGCGGACCAAAGCGGAGGAAATCTCGTGGTCGATGGGGTGACCGTGGTCCAGTCACTGCAGAAGGGGGCATCGTTGCACTACGAGACGATGACCGCTGTCGTGCCGGCCGGAGCCACGTATCGCGCGAACATTTACGGGTCGGCGACAAAAGCAGCATGGGCTGAATTGAGGTAGCATATGATCATACCGTACTCCTGGCCACTGACCGTTTATGTCGGCACTGATTTCGAGGATGAGATCATCTTCACTCAAGGTGGGGTGCCGCTGGACCTGACTGACTACACCGCCTACGACCAGATCCGTCCGAGCCAGTCACTGACAGACGGCCTGATCGCCGAGTTTGCCTGCGCAATCACTCCGGCCGAGGGAAAGGTGAGGCTGTCTCTAACCGACATGGATACCAGGGTGATCAGCGCCGCGTCAGGATATCACACCCTGGTGCTGCGCGACCCGTCCGGGCTTGACCTGCCCTTTGCCATGGGCGAGGTGACCTTTATCCAGACCACCACCGTGCTGCCGGAGGCCTGAGCCGTGCCGACCCGAGAAATAGCCGAAACCGAGGCGCCGGCCCGCGAGCTGTTGGAGTCGGATACCCAGTCGCGCGAACTGGCAGTGGCCGCTCCAACAATCTGCGAACTGGCAGGACCGGAGGTCACGGCGCGGGAGGTGGGATTCACGGCCGAGACCGAGGCCGAGGTGGATCCGGCATTTGAATCGTACCACCCGCAGCCTAAAAATTATATCGGCGTCCCCGGCGGCATTGGGTTCGGTGTCGGCATCTGTCCCGTGTTGCCATCGGGGTTTGCCGAGCTGCCCGGGACGCGCAGCCCTGGTTGCGACAACCATGGCAATTATCAATATGCGGAAGGCTCAATCATGGTCTGGGTCCCGGCGTTCTATTACCGGATCGCCCATGCTGATAACCCGACCTATGCGGCGTATGGCGCAAACTCTGTCGACGTGCTGCCAGAGTCGGCGTTTGCCGATGTCGCCGCTGCAAATGCGGAGGGCTATGCCCTGCACCGGGCGTTTGTCGATGGCGGAGAAGTTAAGCGGGGGTTTATGGTCGACAAGTATCTGTGCTCAAAAAAAGCTTTGGGCTCTGGATACATAGGGTCATCCATCAAGGGAGGTCTGCCAATCTCAAGCTCATCATCGCACAACCCGGTCCTTGACCTGACCGCTGCCAGCGCCAATGCCATCTACAGCATGGTGGATTGCGCGCATGCGAGAGACGGGGTAGACGGCGCGGTCAATCCAGCCTCGATATTCTTTTGCAACTCCAGATTTATTCATGCCGCGCTGGCCCTGCTCGCCATCGCGCACGGCCAGGCGGCGGCTGGCACAACGTATTGCGCCTGGTATGATGCCAGTGGCGCAGCCAACGTGCCGAAGGGGTGTAATAGCTCATACAGCGACTACAGCGACGCGACGGTTGTCTGGGAGCCTGATGGGTACAGCACATGCGGGAAGACCGGCAGTGCAGGGTATGGCGGCGGTGCCGGCAACCTCTTCGCAAAATCGACTCATAACGGGCAAAACTGCGGCGTGGCAGACGTACAGGGCCTTATGTGGCAGGTCAACCTTGGGTACACCGTTACAGGGATATATACAGCTATCGCAGGCATGACCAGGGCTAATCCGTGCGTTGTGGCGTGGCCGTTCCACGGGCTTGCAACCGGAAAACCAGTGTGTATCAGAGACATAACTCAGGCGGACTGGTCAGGACTCAACGGGAGGGTGTTCAGTGTCACCAGGATAGATGACCACAGTTTTTCACTCGATGGAATGGACACGTCGGATTTCGCCGCCGACTATGACGCTACAGCTGATCCGGGCACAATGCGCAAGGCTTTTCGGTACAATGTCGCAAAGGAATCTTTTGCGATGAAGGATTTCACGCCGGGCACTGTCGCCGCTACTGACCATTGGGACGTGGATGACTTTGAAGCCTTTGATGCGCTTGTTCCGGCGCTGAGAACCGACTACCCGAATAATAGCACAGGCCGGCGATTCGGAAACGATACCAACCAGGTGCTTTCAGCAGATATATCCGGGAACGGCTGGTTGCTGACAGGGCTGGGATTTCCGGGCGCTGCTGCGGGGATCTCGGCTGCCGGGTCTGACCTGTTTCGGCAGGCATATTTTGACCAATATATCCTGGACTCCGTTGCGCTTGCGTCTGGCGGCGACTTTGACGATGGAGTAGAGGCAAGCCCTTGGGCGGTCCGGCAGGCGTATTCGCGCACCTGGGCGGTCACGACATACGGCTACCGGTGCGCGTGCTACCCAATATAATAATAGTGGAGGAATTATGGGAAATGCAAATTTGGTCGTTCTGGTCGCGACGGCCGTGCTTTTAACGGCCATTGCCGGCTGCGCCCCGACCGGCCGCCGGATGATCACCTACTACGATCCACAGGGGCGGGTTGCCCGTACCGTGGCGGAGGATGCCTACAATGGCAAATATTCCCAGTACCGGGAGATTGTTACTGCCATAGCCAAGGCGGCGACCGAAGGGAAAGTTGCCACGATCGCGGCCTTGCAGGAGATGAGCAGGCCAGTTTCCGGCGAATCGGCAGACCTGGCCAGCTTCAAGCGAGGCCTCTATACGGCAATGATCGCCCAGGTATCTGCGGCTGGGCCGGAAGAGGCCATCCGGGTTATCCATTACGGCAAGGACGAGCATGACGTGCAGCTCATAGGCATCGAGGTCGGAGGGAAGATCATCACCTTCGGCATCGGCGCGGCCGGAGCGGTGTTACTGGCTGATGCGGTGGGCAAGGTCGCCGGCGACGTGGCCGTAGGCGAGGGATCAACATACGCGCCTAAGGAGGTCCACCTGACCGGTAACGATCTGGGGGATGGCAACAGCATCGACATTTCGTCCGACAGCCCACAGTCCACAATCACCGAGACGGTTACAGCTCAGTAGCCCGGTGAACCGTGATGAACCGCGCATTCTACGCTGCTGTCGTTATCTTGGCGTCCATCGCATTGTGGGTGCTGACAAACCTCCCAGAGTTTATCAGGACGGTTTTGCATGACTACTGGTGGGCAAGCCAATGACTCTTGATACCAAGATATATTACCGTGAGGTTCGCTACGACTACGAGACCTCCAGGACCGTCCGCTACCAGACGAGGATCACCCCGGCGGCCAGGGTTGAATCGGAGCGGATCGTCCTGGATCCCGACGGGATACTCACGCTGATCCATCCGTACGCATGGGACGGCGCCACCCTGGCGCTGGACACCAGGACCAATATGCGTGGGTCCGCTGTCCATGACGCGCTGATCCAGCTTGTCAAGCTCGGGCTGCTCCCGGGCGACCTGATGACAAAGCTTAGCATCGACCTGGAATACTACCGCTTTTGCCGCGAGGATGGGATGGGCATCGCGAGGGGCATCCTGCACCTCGGCGCCATCCAGAAACATCGCTGGCAGGAAACTAAAACATCACCAGAAAAAGAGGCGCCATGATAAGGAGAAGCCCTATGAAAAAACTAGCCATTACCATCCTGCTCCTCATTAATCTGCTGGCGGCCACCGCCGCTGTCGCCTGGGGGCCTGCCAAAACTCTGATCGCCCCCACCACGGAAGCCGCCACGTATATTCTCACGGTGCCCGAGGGGCTTGGCTCTTCGCTGCAACTCACCGGGGTGCTGGGTGAGGGCGAATCCATTACCCTGCAGAGACATAACGGCACGGACTGGGAGCAGCTCAAGATCGACGGAGCCGATGCCAAGAGCTTGTCCAGCGCGAACCACCTCATCTCAATGTACGGTGCCATGTACATCAGGATCAGTAAGCCGGTAACGGCCGCCGCCGCCGGCGTGGACTGGAGGCGGTGATGAGCCCGCCGGTTCACCCGTCCATAGGAGGGCCGATCGTGGGGCCGTTCTCTCCAGGCTTTTTCGGCGCTGGCAATGGGGCCAACCACATCGGCACCCCCGGCGGCGTCGGTTTCGGGGTGGGGGTCTGCCCGGTTGTACCGACTGGTTTCATCGAGCTGCCTGGCACGCGAATTCTTGG